TGAGATGGGTAGCATGCTCGCCCGAGGTCACCCGCGGATTGTGAAGATCATTAGTACCGATCACATGCGCGCCGTCGCGAGCTGCCTGCTGCGCATGATCGAGCCAGCCGCGCTGGAAGCATACGTCGTCGCCGACAAGGAAGAGCCAGGGCTCGTTGGTGTTGCGGTACGCCGCGTTGACCTTTTCGGCAAAAGTGCCAGGGCGATTCTCAAAGGCTTCGAACTGGATTAGCTCAGCGCCAGTTAAGCCCCAAGCTGTCCAAGTTTCTTGATCTTCCGGATCAACGACCGCATACACCGTCGCAAGCCCAGCGGGATCCGAAGCCTTCAACGATTCCATGAACGGTGCCGCATTCTGCGGTCGGCCGAGTACTGGCACGATGATCGCAGTCGGCTCAGTCGCTGCCGGGACCTCCGGGACGAGCTCGGCGAGCGCGCGCTGCGCGAAGTAATCACCCTCCTGCAGCCACATGATCTTCTGATGCGTGGTCTTGACCGAACTATCGACCCAGATCTTGGCGCCGGTTGCCATGGTGGCCCGCATGCAGAAGCTCAAATCCTCGCTGGTGAGCGTGTCCATCTTCGGGTTGTAGAAGCGGTCATACCACTTGCCGTACCCGAACTTCTCAGCGATCTTCTCGAAGACGCTGCGGTGGATCAGGATGCAGGCCGAGCCGGTACCAGCGCAGGACTGCAGGGCATCGGCGTAGTAGTCCCAGCGGACATAGAAGCCCTCTTGGTCGCCGTCTTGGCCCCAGTCGAAGATCGTCGGTGTCGCCAGCGTGCGCCAGCCACCCATGTAGTCCGACTTCTCCTGGCGCTGGGTGAAAGCGAGTGCGCCGACAACCGGCTTCTCGACAGGATCGGCGTCCGCGAAGAGGCGGTCGATGGTGTCGGGTGCGAAGCCCATATCGGTGTCGATCCACCACAGCCACTCAGCGTCGCGTTGTTCGAGGAACGTCTTGACAACCTCGTTGCGCGCCTTGGCCAGACCGTCGGTCTCGGCGGTCATGGAGATGTAGCCGCCACGGAGGATCCGCCAAGAAGAGGCGACGTCGAGCCTGTGCACGTACGCAACAGTGACGGCTGTGGACATGTCGATCTCGGGCTCAGGCTCCCGATGAAAGGGCGTCTCAGCCACGAGGCTTGACTTGCGCCCGACGCTCCCCTGGCCCCGCGGTCGCCTGCTCAACAGGCGGCTCGGGAGACAGCCACTTCGGCGGAGCGCTGTACTTCACCCCATAGCGGTGATCATCGGTGAACAGCCCCGGCGACTGAGTCTCAGCGGCCTGCACCACCGGATCGCTGGCCTCCCAGTGCTCACCCTTCCTAACAAGGTGGCGCCCACCATCGGGTGTGGTGATGTTCGCGGTGTCCTTCGCAAACTTGAATTCTGTGGTCATAACTCTGGTCTCCTTTGTCTCTGGTGGGGGTGGGCGAGCCACCAGAAACCCGCCCACCCAAAGCCCTACGGGATCAAATCGTAGGGCAGCGTTGTACTAGATGCGGTCCTTAAGCTTGCTGTCGATCTCCTTGATCGCATCAGCGTCGCCGTTCAACTCAGCGATGGCGCGATGCGCCAACAGGTTCTGCACATCGGCATCACCCGAGTTCGCAGCAGCAGACAGGACGTCAGCATCCTTCTCGTTGAGCTTCTCGACTTCCTTCTCGACCTTCTTCTCCTCGGGCTTGCCGCCCGGGAGGTCGCCCGTATGTACTGGCATGTTGCCATCCTCTCTTGTCTGGGTATAGCTTGACCGATAATCGTCCGATCACCAGTCGGATATGCCGGAGTCCTCCTTGGCCCACACCGCGGAGGGCTCCGGTCTTTGCTTACCCGAAACTACGAGTTGTAGACCAGCGCGCGGAACGCGCTCGTGTTGGCAACGTCCGAACCGACCCGGCTGTAGGCGAAGATGCCACGGGTACCCGTCGGCATTCCCAGCCCAGTACCGGCAGTGGTCTGCTGAAAGAGGTGGGGGATATATTCGGTCTCCATTCCTCCTCTTTTCGCGATCACGAACCCTCTGAAGTCACCGACCACAGTCGCCACCGAAGCGGTAGTCGTCCAGGTTGTGGTATCAGGCATGTACGGCGACTCGTAGACCGCGCTGTTGAACAGCACATCGGTCCAACCCACCGGCAGGTTGTCGGTGTAGGCGTGGTAGACGTTCGCAGCGCCGAGCTGGCGGATCGCGTTGTTGACGTCGACCGACTGTAGCCAGGACGCGTTGCGCCGATAGCGCTGCGGCAGAGCTGACCACACCTTGTACGGATCCGGAGCACCGAGAGAGCCGCCGGTCGTCACCTTCACGCGGTCGCCAGAGGTGGCGGAAATCGCGGTCAGAACGCCCTTGGGCTCACCGGTGCCGGAGCCGCGGGTGAACTTGTCGACGAGCAGCTCGTCGTAACCCTCAGCCAGCAGCGAAGCCATCTCCTCAGCGAAGCCCGGGTAATCCTGCCCCACCTCAATGCTGTAGGGGATGAAGCCGCGGGCCATGTGCACGGTCACGGTCGGCTGGGCCAGGGTCGGCGAGTCGTCACTGACGATCGAACCCTCAGTGTCGAACGACCACGACACACCGGCGCTTGTGACGCCCTTCCAGATGTTGGTGTTGACGTTCTTCACGGTCGAGATCGACAGGAACGGGTTCGAGCTGCCCTGTGCAGTCAAGATGATCGTCGGATCGATGAAAACTGGCACGCCAAAACCACCGGCCGTAGTGGTGTTCTCCACCATGGTCCGGTATTCCTCCCAGCGATCAACAGCGCGCTGCTCATCGACAGAAAGGTTGGGGTGCTGACGCGTCATCAACTTGTGCCACGCACTGCGGTAGTCGTCAGTCTCGGTAACCAGGATGCGACGGCCAATGTTGGGATCGGCGCGAACCATGGACTCGACCTGAGCCTTCTGGTCAGCATCCATGTGCCGGGTGGCATCACGATCATCCAGCTTGCGTAGCGCACGATCGCGAGCCTCGTGGGCGCGCAGTCGGAGAACGCCGTCGCCGTCTTCGCCGATGCCGTTGGTGATGTTGGTCATCGCCCGCTGCACGGCCTCAGGCTTGCGCTGGAAGACCTTCTGAACCTTGGCGTGCTCTTCGAGCCGGTCGAGGATCTGAGTGCGGACCTCGATCGACTGATCAAGAGCGATCTTCTCGGCAGCATCCAGCTCACGCAGCTCGCCCGCTTCATTCTGATGAATGGAACGGATGTGAGCGTCAATCAGCTGGAGCTGATCGCGAAGATCATCGGGCGTGCGACCCGTCAGGTCGCTGAGTTCCTTGGGAACGAGATTTGGCGTTCCCTCGGGGCGTGTGTCACTCATTTAGTGATCACTCCTTCGAGAATTAGATGTAGGTGGCGCGCTCGCGCCTCTTCGGATGGTTGTGACTGCGCACCTACATCTCGGCCGCCGTCCTGTCCGCTGCCGCCGTTCCGCGTGTTCCGGCGATTTGCTGCAGCGAAGTCTGGGATTTCGATATTTGCGGCGCGGCAGGCTTCCTCAAAGGCACCTTCATCGCGCTGTCGCAAAAGGGAATAGAACTGATCAGTGGAGGAGCGCGCAGTCGCTGTCGCCTGCGGATTGGCCGGGAATGTGACCGGACCGAACTCCATGACCCTGGCTCGGGTGATCGTCCGCTCGGGCAGGCTCCGCGGGTTGTACTCCGAAGGCTCGGGGTCCTCAACCCAGGAGTCCTCTTCGACCTTCATCCGGAAACTGGCGCCGTAGACGCCAGCCTTCAGGCCGGGATACAGGTCGCGGTTGTAGGAAGTGTCGAACAGATCCACCTCGTAGTAGGCGCCCTGCCCGTCCTCGCGCAGATCAGTGATTGACCCAAGAACCTTATCGCCGACCTGACCGTCAAAACCGTGATTGAAGAGCACTCGCATGCCATCGCGGTCGGCCGCAATGGTGTCCGCGGTGAAGCCGGGTGCGGTGCGTTCCAGGAAGTCGCCCTCCCACATGGAGGAGACGCGGTACCAGTTGTCGAACATGGAAAAGTGGCCGCTGAGGGTGCCGAGGCCGTCGCTGTCATCCCGCTTGGCGCGGAGCTCCGCAGCAGGAGCGAGGTCGCGTACGACATCGACGTTGATGAGGCCAGGCATGAGCCCTCCCTTGGGAGTTGTAGAGTGTTTCGATTGATCCGGGGTGGTGGTAACAGGCAGCCCACTTGGCCCTGAACCAAGAGATCCAGGTTCGAACCCTGGCCCCGGAGGGTTGTGGGTTCGAGCCCCGCGGGGTCCACTTAGGTCGAACCGGTCTTGTGGCAGACGCAGCGACAGGGGGCCTCACAGAACTTGCACATCTTCCGGCACTCACCATGTTTCTCATGCA